CCGCCCTAGCCTCTTCCACTAGTCTTTGTAGTGCCTCGGTATTCATTAAATATATAATATTGATTAAAGATTATATAGTATCTTTAATCAATTTTATTTTGAGTATTCTATATATATATATTAAGTATTTTCTTGCATATATTTATTAGTATTATTTTCATTATAAAATTTTAAAGTTCTAGCACTAGAATCGTTAGCATTAACAAATTTAGGCATCCAATAATAATTAATTAAATGGTCAGTTGCTTGATAATGTTTATTATAAATATATCTGTAATAAGCTTGTTCCATAGTAGTTGGTCGATTATTAGAATTAGGAAGTTTATTATACAAACCAATTAATGATAATAATTTATAATGTAACGTAGAATCATTTTGGTTAATGTTAATTATTTTTTCATTAATAATTTGAAACCAAGATTTAGTTAAACTACTTACACCATCGCTAAATGCTTCTTTGGTTCTCCATAAAATTTCAGTCGGTAAAAGTTCAAATGCTACTTCATGAAATGATTTTCTAATTAAGTATTTTTCACATTTATTTTTAGTTGTTTCAAATCGTAAATTTCTATCAATAGATAGATAAAATTCTACCCATTGTCTATCTAAAAATGGAGTACGTGGTTCAAGACCATGTGAAGCAATACAACGATCACTTCTCAATACGTCATACATATGAATATCTTTGAGAAGTCTTTTACATTCTTTATCAAATTCATATTCATTAGGTGCCTTTCTACAATATAAATATCCACCCATTAATTCATCGGCACCATCGCCATTAAATATTACTTTACAGTCTGTATTTTCTTTGATATATTTACCAACCAAATAATTACCAACACTTGCTCTAACTGTAGTAGTATCATATGATTCAATATTCTTAATAACTTCTGGTATAGAATCAAAGAATTGGTCTTCTGTTAAAAGTATTTCATGATGTTTTGTTCCAAGATGTTTAGCAACAACAGCAGCATATTTAAGATCTTCAGAACCAGGAAGGCCAATGCTAAATGTTTGTAATGGTTGGTCTGATATATAAAATTTATTAACTAATGCTGCAATGAGACTACTATCTAAACCACCCGATAATAAACACCCAATGGGTCTTTCAGATGTTCCTATAACTCGTTTTTCAACAGCATTATGAAGATTTTCCACGATGTTATTATAAAGTGTTGTATTTAAATTAAATTTATTATTAGAAAATGGAAATGAAGTATATTTTTTATTAATATAATTAATATTATTATTATTATTATTATCAATAATCATATAATTTCCAGGTATAAAATGATTAATATTTTTTTTATTAAGCGATAAAGGATATAATACTTTTAATTCACTTGCAAATGCAATAATATTATTTTCATGAAAATAATATAACGGTCTAACCCCATATGGGTCTCTACCAACTATAATTTTATTAATATTTTTGTCATATAAAATGAATGCAAATACTCCATCTAAAATAGATAGTGTATACTCTATTCCGTATTTTTGATAAAGATGAAGAATAATTTCACAATCAGAGTCAGTAGTTAATAGAATAGAATTTTCTTGTGCGAGTTGTTTAAAATTATATATTTCACCATTACAAACAAGAATAATATTATTAATTTCAAATGGCTGATTAGATAAAGTATTTAAACCGTTAATAGCGAGACGATGAAATCCAATATGCATATTATTATAAATATTTAATGTAGAAAATTCAGGTCCTCTATTTTTACCATTTTGAAAACATTTTAATAGAATAATGTTATTATCTTTAGTATGACTGTTTTGTTCGGCATTTAATATACCAAATATACCACACATATTTTAACTACTATATATTAAATATTAGTCTTTAATTATTTAATATATAAATTAAAATATAAATATTTTTTAAATATTTTATTATAGTAAATGAATAGTAGTGTTAGATTACAAAATTTTGAAAAATTAGATACAATGAATAGAAATTTATATACAAGAAATATTCCATCGAGGGATATACAGCCAAATTTTGATCCGAGACCAGTAAGTACAAAATATAGTACGTTACCATTAATTGATCATAGAAAAGAATCAAATATTCCAATTATAAGTCAAGGTGATTATAACAGTGAAGAAGTATTTTATCCAGGTACAACAAAACCAAATTTTCGTGGGTTTGCAACAAATATAGATAATGAAAGTACATTAAGAAATCAATTTTTTGCTTTACAGGCAGCAGATCAAGCGAAATATATACCACCATCAACAAGCGATTTATATATAAATCCAATAAATTTTCAAACAGTACCACAAGATTTAGAAGAAACTTTATTATTTAGACAATCTGAATTTGCAGATTTTAATCCAAATCCATCGGTAACAATAGGTAATAGAATATTTAATAACGCAACTCGTGTTCAATTAAAAAATTTAAAATAAAAATTTATATTATTATATGACTAATAATAATATAAACAATTATGATTTATTATTTTTAAGCAATAAAGAAGTGTATAATAAATATTTAGAAAAAAATGAGGTAACACACGAAAATATAAAGGAAGATGTATTAAAATATAAAAAAGAAATAAAAACAAAAATAAATAAATTATTGGATAATTATTTAGATGATAATAACGATGTAAATAGACTTTTGAAATCAAAAAATTATAGTGAAAAATATAAATATTATTTTTATAATTTTTTAGTAAGTTTAATAGAAAATATAAAACATCATGAAGTTAAAAAATCAATAAATAAAGATTTAAGCGGTGTTAAAAATAATTTTAGTGTAAATATAGATGATGTATGTAATAATTTATTATCAATAGATATGAATTTAGCAAAAGAAAATAAAAATCTTGTAAAAAAAACAGGAAATTTAAATGATTTCGTAAAAGTAATAAATACAGTTTATAAACCAATAATTCTTCCAAAAAAACGACAATAAATAATATATATATATATTAATAGTATGACTAAAAATACAAGAAAATATAAAAGTAAAAAATTTAAAACATTAAAATGTGCGCCGAAACAAGATAGTAATGTAATAAATAGTTTAAAAGGTATAAGTTGTTATGGTAAGGAAGAAATATTTAATATGAAAAAAATATGGAATAATAAAAATAGTAATAAAATTACTAGTAATAATCCAAAAGAAATATGGAAATTTTTAAAAAAAAATTTATCAAATAAGTGTTATAATGAATTATGTTGGTTAAATGATCAAACGTTTTCCTCAAAAATAAAAAAAGATGTATTAATAAAGAGTATTTTTAGACCTTTTTCACCCGATTCTTGGAAAAATCAACCATATGAATGGTTATCTAGTATAGATATAATCAAAGTTATGTCTCAATATGAAAAAAAATATAAAAATTTTGCTTTCATAGGTCCATCACCAATAGATTTTGATGATAAAAAATTATTTGGAACTTGCGTATGGGAAAGACTATGTAAATTTGATTTAAGTAAATATATAAATAAAAAATCAAAAATTGGAATAATATTTAATATGGATCCTCATTATAAAGATGGTTCTCATTGGATAGCATTATTTGTAGATATAGAAAAACATTTTATCTTTTATTTTGATAGTAATGGTGATAAAATCCCAAAACGAATAAAAGTATTAGCAGATAGAATAATAGAACAAGGTCACAAATTGAATATAAATTTTAAATTAATGACGAATGAAGGAAAAGAACATCAATTGAAGGACGGCCAATGTGGAATTTATGCATTATATTTTATAATTGAACTGTTAAAAGGAACAAAAAAACCAGAATATTTTAAAAATCATAGAATACCAGACGAAGTGATGAAAAATTATAGAATAAAGTATTATAATACAAATTAATATTATTTAAAAATTTAATAATAATATTAATGGTTGCGTGATTTTTTTCTCTTTTTCTTTTTTCCTTGTGCTTTTCTACTTTCTCTCTTCTTTTTACTATCTTGAATTTTTTTTCTACTTTCTTGATATTTTTGACTGGATTGGCGTTGTTGTTTTATTGCATTTTTTAACAATTTGACGACTTCTAGGTTTCCACTAATTGACGCATAATGTAGTGGTGTATCTCCTAATTTGTTTCGCGCTTCAATATTTGCGCCGTTTTCTATTAACAATTTGACGACTTCTAGTTCTTCAGCTAATGATGCTATATGTAGTGGTGTATCTCCTAATTTGATTCGCGCTTCAATATTTGCGCCTTTTTCTATTAACAATTTGACGATTTCTAGTTCTCCCATCATTGATGCCATATATAGTGGTGTATCTCCATCATTGCCTTGCGCTTCAATATTAGCGCCTTTTTCTATTAACAATTTCACGATTTCAATGACCTCTTCACCGATCGCCATATGTAGTGGTGTATATCCATCATCGTCTCGCGCTTCAATGTTTGAGCCTAATTCTATTAACAATTTGACAATTTCTAGGTTTCCCTTATCTGACGCCAGACCTGCGAGCCGACGCGCAACATCCTTATCTGACGCAACATCCTTATCTGACGCAACATGTAGTGGTGTATATCCTAAGTTGTTTCTCGCATTTATATTTGCGCCATTATAAATAGCGTCATTGAAATCTTCTAAATTACCTGACCTACAAGCAGTAAATAATTTATCATTTTTTAATTCAGATTTCATAGATTCTGCTTGAAGAGTTAATGGTCGTCTACAAATAGGACAATTACAATTTATATTACGCTTGGCTAAACCCTTACAATATTTTTTTATACATTTAACATGAAATATATGTTTGCAATCGGTTTGAAAATAATTAGTTTGTGTAATTGGATCATCTTCATCTAAACAAATAGGACAAATATTTTTTGATTTAAAAAATTGATTTTTTGATTTAAAAAATTGTCTGGATTGTATTTTTCTTGATGCGTTACTTCTTCTTGTAAATCTATTTTTATAAGTAGATTGTATTTTTTCAGCAAATGCCTGTTGTTGTAATATTTTTTTTTGTTTTTCTAGTTCTGATTGTGCTTGTTTAAAAGATTCCATTTGTTTTTTTCTACTTTCACTAATAGTTCCACCCTTTTTCTTATATTTTTTTCTTGTCGTATAAGTCATTATAAATATATTAATATTATTTAAAGATTTGAAAATAATATTAATGGTTGCGTGAATTTTTTCTCTTTTTCTTTTTTCCTTGTGCTTTTCTAGTTTCTCTCCGTTTTCTAGTTTCTTGAATTTTTTTTCTTCTTTCTTGATATTTTTGAGTTGATTGGCGTTCTTGTTTTTTTTTTGCTTTTTCTAACAATTGGATGACTACATTATTTCCCATGTACTCTGCCAACCATAGTGGTGTTTCTCCATTTAAATCAATCGCTTCAATATTTGCGCCTTTTTCTATTAACAATTTGGCGACTTCTATGGCTTCTAGTTCTATCTCTTCTGAGTGTGATGCCAACAGTAGTGGTGTTCTTCCACCCTCGTCTTTCGCTTCAATATTTGCGCCGTTTTCGAGTAACAATTTGACCAATTCAATCTCTCCCCTGCCTGATGCCCTATGTAGTGGTGTATCTCCGCCCTCGTCTTGCGCTTCAATATTTGCGCCTAATTCTATTAACGATTTGGCGATTTCTAGATTTCCCATCGATGATGCCGCATGTAGTGGTGTTGATACTCCTTCGCTTTTCGCATTAACATTTGCGCCTTTTTCGAGTAAGAATTTGAAGATTTCTAAGTGTTCCTCAATTAATGCCCTATGTAGTGGTGTTTCTCCATTATTGTTTTGCGCTTCAATATTTGCGCCTAATTCTATTAACAATTTCACGATTTCTATCTTTCCTCTGTACGATGCCGCATCTAGTGATGTATTTCCACGTTGGTCTAGCGCTTCAATATTTGCGCCTAATTCTATTAACAATTTGGCGACTTCTATGCGTCCTAATTGTGATGCAATATGTAGTGGTGTATATCCAAGTTTGTCTCGCGTATTTATATTTGCACCTAATTCTATTAACATTTTGACGAGTTCTAGGTATCCATATCTTGATGCCTCATGTAGTGGTGTATATCCATATTTGTTTTGCGCTTCAATATTTACACCTTTATCTAAAATATATTTCACCATTTTAAAATCTCCTTTTTCTAAAGATTTAAATAAAAAATCTTTTCCAAAATTCATAGAATCTGTATCTTCATCTATTTTATATTGTAATTCTTCAGGAAGTTTTTTATACAATTGTAATAGTTTAGTATGTTTTCTAGTTGTTTTTCTTCTTCTAGAAGATTGTAATTTAGTTGCCGCCTGATCTTTTGTTAAAGAACCTGCTTTTCTCTTATATTTTTTTCTTGTCGTATAAGCCATTATATAAATATATTAATATTATTTAAAGATTTGAAAATAATATTAAGCCGTTAATTAAGTATATAAAAATAAAAATTTAGTATATAAAAATGGATTATATACAAGGGGGGGAAAATAAAGAATTTTTATGGAATATCTTATATGAAAAAAATATTTTTCAAGGAATACCTGATGATAAATTAGATAAAGTAAAAAATATATTTGAATATGTAATTGTAAATGTATCACAAAATACAAAAAACAATGAAATACTTGAAATAAATAAAGAAATATTGACAAAATTAAATAGAGAAATTCTAAGTTTAAAAAAAAATTTATTTGAAAGTAAAAATACAAAAGACGAATTTAAAGATGAAAAAATAAAAGTTTTTGATAAAAATTTGGAAACTCATAAAATTTCATTAAACGAGTTAATAAATCTTGATAAACCTAATGAAATAGATTTTACAGACCAAACGGATAAACCAATTGATAATAATGAAATGAATAAAATATTAGAAGAAATGCAAAAAGAAAGAAATATAACTGGTGATAATGTAGAAATCAATATTTCTGATAAAAATATAATAAAACCAGATACTATTATGAATAATAGCAATACTACTCCTAAATTAAAAATAGAATCAATAGAAGAATTATTACAAACAGAAGTAATAGATTTAAAAACTCCTGTAAATAAAATAATTGAAGAATTAAAAATAGAAGATAATAAAATAAAAGATATAAATGATATTTTAAGAAATGAATATATACTGGAAAATGAAGTAAATACGAATCAAAAAATAGATAGTATTTATAGTATTTTAAACAAAGTATTAAATAATCAAGAAAAAATCATGAGCAAACTAGAAGTAATATAATTTAATTTTTATTATACTAACTAGACAAGGAGATGACGAATTAGAATGCGGGGCAGACCAATAATAAGGTGGAACATCATAATTTCGCCGCCCTCGCCGCTACCACCCTCACC